CTGTTAAAAATAAATCAATTGACGAAAATAAAAATCTAATGTCTACATATATGAAGTATTATCAATTCGACCTACTGGGTAGAACTAAAAATCCACAGTTAAATTCTCCTCACGGTAAAGGTATTACACCAGAAAGTTCTGGTTTAGTGCATTCTACTCTACGAGAGAATATTTCTTATCCTAATAAGGCACTACCTACTGGTAAAATTAATAATATATTTGTTTTAGATTTAGATATGAAAATTAAAGTAGAAGGTGAAAAGAAGAAACAACCGATTACATTAAAAAATCACCCTTTCGTTAAGAAATTCGGTTCTAAATATTTTACTGAAACTATGGTAGTCAAGACCCAGAGTGGAGGTTTTCATTTATATTTTAAATATGATAAAGAATGCACACAAACGACTAACGATTATCTCGGCACAGATATTCGTAGCGACGGTGGTTATATTGTCGCACCCTTTTCTTATATCGGTGATAATCCATATGAAAATAAATATGAATTAGTATGTGATTGTGAACCTATTGAAGTCCCAGAAGAAATTAAAGAATGGATTAAAGAAGATGTTTTAAAGAAGAAAGCGACTAAAAAACAATACACTAAAAAACCTAAAAAATTTGTAGTAAAGAATGAAGATACAGAAGTAGAAGAATTTATTAGTTATGGTTGTGATCTAACACAATACACATACAATTTTAAACAAAAAGAATTAGAATTAGTAATCGCTGGACTACCGAATTCTTATTTTACTGATTATTCTAACTGGTTAATTTTCACTACAGCTATGAAAATGTTAGATGAAGCCCCTTCATGTAAAATCGATACATATGCATTATGGGATAAATATTCAAAAGAAAAAGCAGAAGGTAATTATGATAAAGATAAAAATATTATTAACTGGAATGGTATTAAAGATCATAAAGAATTAAAATGTTTATGGAATGTATTTAATCAATCAGCCTATAATGGTAGTGAGAATATTTTACAATATACTATGTTTAAAGAGGTAAATACTCATACAACAAAACCAGATAAGTTTATTAATAAAGAAAAATTAGGATATGATTTTCTTGAACAATTTAAAAATCCAGAAGAGTTCGGTGTTGTAAGTGAATACAAAAATGTAGTAATTAAAAGTGATACTGGGACTGGTAAGACTACCAGTTTCAATCATTATATTAAAAAAGAAAAACATAATTTTATTTCATTAGTATCAAGAATTTCTCTCGGTCAAGAACAATACAATATTTTTAATCAAAATGGAGCTGAATGTTTATTCTACCAGAATGTAGAAGGTAGAGATTTAGAAGAAGAAGATAATTTAGTTGTGCAGATAGATAGTATCGCTAAATTAAGTAAAGGTTTATATTATCAGTTTTATAATGATTTTGTAGTTTATCTTGATGAATTTAATTCATTAGTAGAATATCTTATTACTTCTCCTACATTAGAAAACAAAAGGATTGAGGTATTTTATACACTCAAAGAATTACTATTAAATTGTAAACAAATTATTTGTACCGACGCAGATATTAGTGATACTTCATTAGAATTATTATATATATTCGGTATTGACTTTACATTTATCAAAAACAAATACAAACATAATAAAGGTGTTAGAGCCACAGAAATAAATTCACGAGACCATATTATTAATAAACTTAAAAAAGAAAAAAAATTCTTATGTTGTTGTGATAGTAAAACAGAAGCAGAAATTATTTATAATGAATTAAATGATCCATCAGTTATATTGATTACAAGTGAAACAAAAGAACTACCAGATTTCGACAAACATGATAAAATTATCTATAGTCCTAAAGTGATTTATGGTATTGATAGTAGTATGAAAAGAAATGTTTACTGTGTCTATCGTGAACATACAATCGCTCCTACGGCTATGGTTCAACAAATCGCTCGGTGCAGAAATATTAATCATTTGTATTTTTATTTTGATAAGAAAGTAGTTAGTGATTATTATTTTAATTCTATTGAAGATTGTAAAGAATATCTATTAGAAAAGGATATGAATATTGTAAAAAATAACTGGTGTATGGGTCAAGAAAGCGACGATTATATTAATCTATTAGTTCATTTTAGATATTGTAAAGACGCTCACAATACTAATAAATTCGCTCACTTTATTAATATTATTAAACAACGAGGATTTATTTTTACTGCAGAATATAAAAAAGTGGAGAAAGGTAATAATAGAGCGAAACAACTAAAAGAAAATAAAGAAATTAAATTAGAAAATTTCGACGCTACTGCTGATTATGTCCAGAGAACTAATGAAGTATTGAAAGTCCCTCAAGAAAAAATAGACGATTACAAAGAGATTTTTATTGATAATTACAAAGTCAAAGAACATTTAAATATTAAGGATTATTTCTTAACTAATTCACTATATACAATTGAAGAAGAGAAAGAAGTAAAAGGTGAAAACTGGGTAAGTAAAATGGAGGTTGTAAGGGATTACATGAAATATGAAAAAGAATTAGAAGATCTTAAGGACTGGAATATGAATAAAGCTACAAGCCGTCGTGGTTATTTAATGTTTCTAAATGAAGTTAGAAAAGAACTAACTGATAATGAAAGTCCTATGGATATTAATGTAATACATTTACCTACACCAGAAAGAGAAAAAGAATTGAGAAGTATGTATGAATTAGTAGAATATGATAGATTAAATAATGATAATCATTTTAAAACACTAGATAAAAAAAATACAAAAGAACAGAATATAGAGAATTATAATTTAACATTAGCCCATATCTACGAAAAGGTATTCGGTAAAGATATTATTGATAATAAAAGAGTTTATGAAAAACAATATGACGAAAATGGTAATGTTAAAACAAAAGTTAATATGGTAAAAGATATGAAGAAAGTAGGTAAGCGAGATAAGTTAGATAAAGAAGGTAAACCAGTAATTAAGAAGAATAGTAAGGGTGAAGACTATATCGTTCAAGAAAACATATTAGAAGAACAATACAACGAAGACGGTTCGGTTAAAATGAAAGAAGGTAAACCGAAAATCGATTACAAAAAGAAAACAGTATATTTTATTAATCCAGTAATTCTTGATATGCACGATAGATTAGTAGATTATAGTAGAAAACCACAAGACAAAAAATATGAGAAGTTTATTTCTGCATATGAATTCGCATTCGGCGACGATTAAACATAATATTAGATTATAAAAAGTAATTTTGTAGACACTTTTTTAGTATAATTATAGTAAATATTCTTAAAAAGTGTCTACAAAATTAAAATATATCAATATTTACTAATTTTCTTTTTTACCTTTTTTTTATCCTTATTAGATATTTCAAATATATCTTTTACCTTCGGCACTTTCTCTTTTTTAGACGCTGGGACTATATCATGTTCGAAAACTTGTGCTTTTGTGCTTTTCTTTTGTTTCGCTTTATTTCTGTACATTTATACAATATGCATATAATTTTTTTTTATTATTCTTTTCTTAAAAAAATATATATCTTATTTATATAAAATGAGCTATATTATTACAAGTAATCGAGATTTTGAAGATCGCCCAGAAACTTCTAATATATTTAAACCATACTCTTATACAAATAGATTAGCGGATACAATTAAGATTGATAAAGATAGTGAGGTGGCTGTTGAAAGTGTGAAGATCAATAAGAATGGTTTATATTCGCTTAATAATTTCAATTCTAAACTCGCTTTATATTTCGGTAAGAATGTAAGTGATAAAGTAGATAGTGATAATGTTGTCGGTAGTGATAATATACAAGAAATACAAAGTGGGACAAGTATGCCGGTGGCTACTTCTCTTGTTGAAACTAATAATTTTGAAGAATTAGCACCTACTCAAGTAGCAGAAAAAGTATTCGGTGCATATGGTAGAATGCTTATGAACCCTTTATATTTAGAAAGCACTTTTATAACTGATCCTCCTACTCCAGTACCTCACCTTGAGAATAAGTGTGAAGTTAATTATGACGCAGACGGTCATTTTCAAGGATATAAATTCACTTTAAAACAGAAAACAGCGATAAGCGATCAATTACCAGAGTTTTTTCATGAAACCCCAAATCAAGACGGTTTAATTAGTGAATTTGAAACAGCTAATTTTGACTGGGAGAATGCTGGGGCAGTATTCGAATGCACAGACCCTTTATCTACTACTGGTGCGTGTGCTTTACTGGCTGATAAACCAGTAGCGTTAAATTGTGATCCAGATAATCCCCCTACAGAATTAAGTTTCGAGGTAGACTTTACTGGAGCTGAAGATAGTAAAAGTAGGTGGTGTATCGGTTTATGTAGAAAGAATAATTTTAATTATAATCCAGACGGCACAGTTAAAGCGAAAGCACCTCCTTATTATGATATTAATGCTGGTAAAATGGGACAAAATAAAGGGTGGGGATATGGTAAACAATTCTTCGATTATGTTGTATGTAGAATAGAAGACGAGTTAAGAGTATTTCAATCATGCGTAAAAACAGATAGAAGAACACGAGTAAATGGTCGGCACGGTAGTAATCTAGTTATGAGAGAAGTTGTATATTATCACTCTGGTAATCCTACATTTAAAAGCGGTGTGTATAATATAGACAGCAACCCCTCTGGTTATGATAGTGTAGCGTTTCGTGTATGTGGTGAAATTGTTTCAGCTTACATGGTAAAAGGTGGGAGTTATACTCCATTAGTAGATTTTACTACTATGCCTACTGCTCCACGAAATAGTCAGTTCACACCAGTCAGCGATTTACAGCGTGTATTATATGGTAAAGTTTATCTTAAGAAAAATAGTGATACTCTTGAAATAATGAAGAGATTTACATATCCCCATTTAGACAACGCTGGATTAAATGTATGGGATTGTGAAAATCCATTTTCTCAATTAAGTACACAATTAATTCATACTGGTCAATATGATAGGTGGGGTAAACTGTTAGAAAATAGATCGTGGAATGATTTTAGTGCAACAGCACCGACCACCGTATATCCTTACATGAGTGTAAATAGTGATGGTGGTATAGAAGGTTTTAATATGGTATTACTTACAGCTCAATCACAACAATATTTACCAGAGTATACACAGCAATTATCAGCCGCCAGACTACTCGGTTTTGACGGTAGATTTGTCTTTAATGAACCAGTTGTAGATCCAGCTAAACCAGATCAAGTCCAATTCGTATGGAATAGTATAAAACGCCCAAGTTTAGTATCACCTAAATCATTATTTATTCGCTTGAATAATTTTACTCATAATACAGCAGTCGGTAGTAAAGGTAATGCTTACTCTAAAATTCTTATGCATTTACCTCGCTTCGATAATAGTGGAGCTGAAATCGGTGCTTTATATTTTGAACCATATGAGAGATTATATGTCTCATTAAATAACCCAGAAGAATTAAATATTAATGAATTTGAATTAGATATAGTATATGATAATGAACAATTCGCAGAATGTTTAGTAGGTAAAACTATCATATGTCTACATATTCGCCCTAGAGGAACAAAACTATTAGATACAGAAAGAAAAGAAATAAAACAAATTGTTATTAGAGATTAGAAATTTTAATAATTTTTAGAAATTTTTAGAAATAAAATAAAATATATTTTAGATTATAAAGAATGGATTTAGAAAAAAAACCTAATATTTCTAATCGTGGTATGGATTTTATCCCAAAGGTCAAAATGGATTATAACCCAGATACAGAAGAAGCAAACCCTAATTTCGTTTATGAAGAAGATAATGAAAGTGTAGTAAGTGAAACAGTAGAAGAACAAGCGGAGCAACCAGAAGAACCAAAAGAAGAAGAACCAGTCTCAAAAATTAATGAAGAAGAAATATTTACTGATATACCAAAAAAACCGAAACCTAAAAAAACTCGTAAACCTATGAGTGAAGAACATAAAGCGAAATTAAAATTAGCAAGAGAAAAAGCATTAGCAGTAAGACGAGCAAAGGCACAAGAAAAGAAGAACATGAAAGATTTAGAAAAACAAGAAAAAGAATTAGTAAAGAAGAAACAAATAAAACGAGTACAAAAATTAAAAGAAGAAGTAGAGAGCGATGAAGAAGAATATGTAAAACCTAAACCTAAAAGAAAAATAACAATCGCAGAAGAGATTAAAATGCAGAATGATATGGAACACGGAGAATATGTAAGATTATCAAAAAAAGATATTGAAGAATTACAATTAAACGCTATTATGGGATATGACGCAGTTAGAAAAGAAAGAAAGAAAGAAAAAAAGAAAGTAGAAGAAGAAGATAAACGAAAAGGTGATATGGCTAAAAAATTACAGAGGGCATTAAATCCTCGAAATAATTTTAATAATTATTCTAGTTATGGTGGTTTCTAATTTTGTAGACACTTTTTAAAAAAAATCCTTAAGAAATTAAATTTAATTAGATTATTTTTTTTCTTTCTATTATATATAATAATATATATAATGGAAAAAAAAGCACCCAAAGTATATAAAGTAAAAGATCCAGACCCTAATGAGAAATTCATGGATTTACACCCACATTTACCTACACCTCCTTCATTACTATTGATAGTCGGTTCTGTAAAACAAGGTAAGACAAATTTACTGGTTAATATGGCGTGTTCACCAGAGCTATATAAAGATAGATTTGATGAAATGATATTTATTAGTAATAGTGCAAACGCAGATCCTAAATTTAAAATATTGAAAAAACATTTTAGAGTTGAAGATCATTATACAGATAGTATAGTTGAAAATATAGTAAAGAAACAACAACAATACGACGAAGCCACAAGACCTACAATAGCATTATTTTTAGACGATATATTAACTAAAGATTTCAAGAAAACTAACTATGTATCCTTCTTATCCACAAAATTTAGGCATTTCGGTATAGGTATGCTTTGTTTTACAACGCAGTCGTTTCGTGCTGTTTCTGGTATGATTAGAGGTAATGCAACTGATATTATTATTTTTAAACAACAATCAAATAAAGAATATGAAAAGATAGAAGAAGAATATGGACAATATTTTACAGATAGTAATTTTAGAAAAATGTATGATTATGTAATGGCTGAAAAATATAGATTTTTATATTTGAAATTAAGTGAAAATCCAGCACAAGCATATTTAAATTTTGAACAAAAAATAGGAGAAGGAGATAAATTATTTATTTAATTTTTTAGTCTACATAAAATATATATATCTTATATTATAAATCATGGACGCTATTAATCAAGCAAATAATTTTAGTCAACTCGCACAATCGATTAATGCACAAATTTCAAGAGAGAATAATGCGGCTGCGACTACTTATCATAATGCTTTAAATCAAATAAGAGAACAAGCAAAAGGACAATTAAGTAGTGATATTACGAAGGCTGGTGAAAAGGCTGCACGAATTTATCAAGTCGGTACAGCATATCGTAGTTCAGCACCATTTAGTTCAAGGTGGAGTGGTCGTGCTTCTGCTGTTGATACAAATGAACCAGAAGGCACAGAATTAGAAGATTTAAGGGCAGAACCAGAAAACGAAGCAGAAGAAGGTGGAGAAGCATTAGAAAGCGTTGTAGGAGAAAGTGCAGCCGAAAAGGTGGCGAAATATGGTTTAAAGGGTGCGTCTATAGGTCTGGCTGGAGTTGATTTAGCAGAAGATATATCAGCAAAAGGTATAGCTGGAGAAAACTGGGAGGAGAAGGTAGGCAATATAGGTAATATAACTGGTGGTGTATTAGAAACTGCTGGTATGATTGTCCCAGCATTAGCACCAGAATTAGAATTAGCGGCTGGAGTTGTAAATGTCGCTTCTGGTGTTTTTAGTGATATAGGTGATATTATTGAAGGTAAAGATAAAAGAACAGAAGCGAAACAAGATTTAAGCACCGCCACAGCACCAACATTAGTCCCACAATCTAGTTTAGTATCACAGAATTTAGCGGCTAAACCTATGACTGAATAAAATTGTAGACACTAATTTAGAATATTTTAAGAGATTATATTAAAAAAGTGTCTACTAAATTATTTTATTTAGAATATTATAAACATGTTGACTGTCCCACAATTGAAGAAACTAATTCAAGCCCATAATGTTTTGTCTAAAATTAAATTACCTCCTAAAGCAGATAGAACTGCATTACTTAAATTAATCGCAGATAATAATTATGTTCTTGACGAAGATAAAAAGGTTATTCGACCATTAGTTAAAAGAGGTAAACAGATTACATTAAAGAAGGCAGAAGAAGTTGTACCGAAATCAAAACCTCGTAAACCTAAAACTCAAAAAGATAAATTAGTCAAAGATATTGAGAAAGAATTACGAAAATTAGAAATAAAAGATTTAGAGAAAATATTAAAAGATCTAAAGAAATAGTAAGTTTTTTTTTTATTTATTTTTATAAAATATTATATAATAGATATTATAAATAATATGGGTATTAAAACACTTGAAATTACGCCGAATAATGTTCCAGCAAATAACAAAATTTCCTTTAAAGGAGGTATTCCTACAATTTCCTTTACTATCGGTTCGCAGAATGCACTTTTAGACATGAGTTCTATTCGTATCTCTGGTCGTTTCTCTGTCTTCGGCGACGCTGACGGCACAGTTCGACCTACTGGAGCTAATTTCGCACAGCTTACGGCAAGTGAGAAATTAGGGATTTATGGGGCATTTAACCAAATTGTCTGGAGAAGTTCAAAGACCAAACAAGTCTGCGAACATATCCGCCACTATTCTCGCTTTCTCGCCTCTTATCTTCCCACTATGGCTTCTCTCCAAGATGGACTAGGATATTTAAGTAATACTGCTTTGATTAACATGAATGCAGACCAGTACCAATCGTCAGTCATTAGATCTCCACAAGATAGCGAATTTTGTTGTAGTCTGCCGTGTGGTATGACGCAAGGAGGAGAACGCTTAAATCTTATGGATACTGCTTTCGGTGGTGTGGATTGTGAACTCCATTTGACCCCAGATAGTCAGTTTTTCTATGCTAAAAATGGGACTACTACGAACCTTGAAAATGTACACTATGTATTAAGCGAAGTAAAAATCTTCTGTGAAGTATATGAACCAGAACCAGAAGAATTAACGGCACTTCGTAGAGAAACAAGTGGAGTATTTAATTTCAATTCTATTTCTTCATACATGACTACATTAGAAAGCACTACTTCGATTGTAAATTTCCATTTAGGTTTATCGAGGGTTATTTCTGCATTCATTAATTTTGTGCCTTCTTCTTATCTAAATAATCGTGCCCAGAATGGTTTTCTAACTTATTTCCCCACTAAATCTATAACTGGTGGTGGGACTGGTGAGAGGGCTGATATTAATTCTACTGCATTCTTGAAAATGGGTGAACGCTTCCCCTATCATTTTGTCGTTGAGACAAATGTGGACGGAGACAACTGCCCTAATATTGATCCTCAAGTTAATAAATATTTCACTTCGGCACTTATTCCAGAACACCTACACCGCCGTTGTTCTATTTCACCTAACAATACTAATCGCTTATTTACTGGTCTTCCAGCGTCTTACTCCACAATTCCAGAAGGTTCTGCGACCTATGGTGTAGGTGTTCTCTATGATATGCTCGACAGCGACGGAGTAGACTTTAGAACTGAAGCCTTTACTCTACAAATGGATACTGATTTAGATGACGCAAACCCCACCAGTTCTTTCTTATTTGTTAAAGCGAAACAGACCTTATCTTACAATAAAGACGGTATTGAAGTTATTTCATAATTTATGTACATAAAATAAAATATTATTAAATATATAAGAATGTCTACATTTAAACAAAAATTTAATAAAAAACATAATCAACCATTAAATAAATCTAATTCATTAAAAGAGATTAGTAAATTATCTGGTTATGAAATGAAAGGATTAAAAACAATATATAATAAGGGCATAGGAGCTTATAAAACAAATCCACAATCAGTAAGACCTCAAGTTAAGTCAGCGGAGCAATGGGCTATGGCGAGAGTATATGCATCTATTAATCCACAATCAAAAGCATATAAGATAGATAAAGTCCATTTAAAAAAGAATGGTGAAAAAAAATTAACCAAGAGACAAGAAGATACATTAAAAAGACATAAAGAACACCATACAAAAAAACATATGGATATTATGAGAAAAGAAATGTTAAGTGGTAAAACCTTTACACAAGCACATAATATAGCATTAAAAAAAGTGGGTAAATAATGCGTTGTTTTTTTCTAAATTTTTTTTCTAATTATAAGTATATAATGAATAAATTATTTAATGATATAAAATTAGATGATCTAAAATTCGGTGAAAATAATGAAGAAAGGATATATAAGTTTTTATGCATAAAATATCCAGATCTAAAAAGAACTCGAGATAATGTAAATTATGGTAGATATTTTGAATTTGATTTTTATAATGAGAATATGTTTATTGAATTAAAAACAAGAAGAATTAATTTCAATCAATATCCTACTTTAATGTTCGGTTATAATAAATTTCTTAAAGGTGAAGAATTATTAAGACAAAATGAAAATTTAAAAATATATTATTTATTCAGTTTAAATAATGGATTATATTACTGGGAGCATAATTCAAGTCCATACACTACTAAAATGTCTGGGCGTTGTGATAGAGGTAAAGACGAATATAATAAATGTATACATGTAGAGACTAAATACTTTAAAAAGGTTTAATCAAAACTAACTATTATTTTTCCGTGTTTTATTTTAAGATTATTAAGTTGTGTTTTTTTAACTATTTTATTTTGTTCTAATTCTTTTTGTATTCTAACTGGTATAATAGGATTAATATGATCTACTTTATAAAGACATTTATTATATAAATTACAAGCTCTTCTAACTGTGGGTAAATATCCATATCCAGAAATATAAACAGTATCACTATGAACTTGACCAATATTATTATAAAGTGAATTATCTAAATTATATCCATTTTTCGCAAACTGAATTATTTTTTTAGATCTTAACATTATTTCTTTCTTTTTTTCAATTGATATTTTTTCATTATAATTCGGTTTAGATAAATAATGTACTAAATCATTTATATCTCGAATATTATAAGAATTATCTGGATTTAATTTAAAATTATTATTTAATAAATCTTTTATCTTAATTATTAATTCTCTTTTATTTAATGCAGAATTTAAATCATGTCCTAATTCTTTGAATAGATCTCGAAGGTTTTTCTTACTATGGGTTTTATGAATATACATTTATACTATACATAATATAATATTTTTATTAAAATTACTTTTTTTGTATACCTTATTTTTTTAAAAATTTATTTTTTTAAGTTTTATATATAATAAGTATTATAAATATGCCTACTGAAGTAATGAGTTCCGCTCAAGCTGTTCAAGAAGACGACGATACACCAGATCTCGCTAAAGCAAATGAAATCCCTTTTAACTATGAAATGCGTATTGAAACTGATACACTCCGCCCAGTTGTTTTTACTGACGATTTCATGAGATTTACTCTACAGAAAAAGGGGTTTTTGTCTCATCAGTCTAAACTCCAAATTCAATTAAAAACAGTAGACGCCAACGCTAAAACTGGTAATTTCTTTCCTCCTCTTAATATCGGTATTAACTCTGTAATTGATAGAGCTGTCCTTAAAGTCGGTAATAGAACTCTATGTGAAACTCAAGAATTCGCCAGACTGCAAGGATACAGAAGTTTATTTTTAACTCCAGAAAATAACCGTGAGCGTGAGTATTACCTTACTGCTCGGTGTATATCTTACCAGCCAGAATATTCTACTGGTGATGTAGCCTCTAAAGTAAGTGATACTTTCGCAATTGATACTGGGAGAAATCCAAAAGTAGCTGTTAATGGTGTAGGAGGAGTTGATTTTTCATTACTCCCTTGTTCTATTGTTGACGACGAGAAGGACGAAGCATTCTCTTCTTATTCTATCTATCTAGGTGATTTGTTCGATATTTTTAATGGTAATAATCTTCCCCTTTATCTTATCGAAGATCAAGTCCACATAGAAATTTCTACAAATGACGCTAAAAGTGTTAGAATGTGTAATGATAGTGCAGCTCAACTCGACGCTGAATTTCCTTTAGATAATCAAAATGGTAAGAATGTTCTGGTTTATGATACTATCTATTATGACGGCGAAACTATGGAGAAATACCGCAGAGGTAAAGGTAGTGATTTACAGTTCGGTTATGTTGATTATCGCTGTACTCGTAGGACTGGGACGGCGGCTCAATTCGCTACTGGTTTTGACCAGAATATCGGTGGTGCTGGTCGTATGGTTGATAGAGTTGTTTGTGCTTTAGAAAACACTACTTTCGGTGCTGGTACACAACCAGAAGAACTATTAACTAATCAATACTATTCTCAAGGCCCTAATCAACCAGCCAGAAAATTAAAGACTAATATTAGATATAATGATAGGGATAAATATGCAACTGATTTAGACAATCTTTCTGTTATTTTCCGTGAAACTGGTAGAGCTGAAGGTCTCGGTAGTGAACCTCATGTCCCTAAAGCCTATTATTCTCCTTTCCAAGTGCCGAGTATTTCTGTCGCAACTATTCAAGGTAATAATCAGTCTGTAAGTTTCGCTCGTAGGTTCTGTTATAATGCCTTTAAAATAGATAGAGGTGAAAGGGTAAATAATCAAGGTATTACTCTAACCTATACCAGCGATATTACTGGTGAAGAAGACAGCACCCTTTTCGTATGGACTGCTCTTAAGAAAATCGCCACAATTAAGAATGGATATATGGATAGTTATTTTGTATAAATAATTTGTAAACAATAATAAATGATAATCAAATGTTTTTGTTGTGAAATATGTATATGGTTAATAAAAAAGAAAAAGAAGAATAAAAAAGAGCGTCCGTAATTTAGTAGACACTAATTTAGTATAATCACTAAAATATTCTAAAAAAGTGTCTACAATTTTTTTGTGATAAATACATAAAGTTTTTTTTCTATATATATATATAAAGAATAAAATGAGTGAAACAATCACTATGAGTAAAAAACAATATGAAAGTTTTATTAGAAAAACAAAAGTCGGCTGGGCTATGTTTTATGCAAGTGAAACCTTAAATCATGGATTACATATAGGATATATGAAAACTATTAATGATATGATAGAGAAAGAAAGTGAAAGTAAAACCGAAGAAATTCTACCAGAATTCGTTGAAACTGAAATGAAAGAATTATATTCACAATTAAAGAAGACTGTTGAATGTCCTATCTGTTTTGAAGAGATAAATAAAGATACTATGAAATTTAGTTCTTGTGGACATAAATATTGTAAAACTTGTTTAAGTAAAATAAGTGAATGTGCTGTATGCAGAAAACAGATCTATAAAAAAAAATAATCAATAATTATACCTTTTTTTTAAATTTAATTTAAAAATAATAATCTATCTTTATTATATAATAATGAAAATAGATATTACTGAACCAGAAGAAATTATTAAAGAAGCGAGACCTACAATTAAAGATACTACAATAAAACAATATTTAACTAACCTCAATAAATTAAGAAAGTTATTCGATACGAAAGACTTTTCATTTTTAAGTAAACCAGAAGAAGTAAAAGAGAAAATAAAAGATTTACATTTTACAAGTCAACGAAATCATTATAACGCCATTATAGTTTTATTGAATTCATTTAGAACATTAAATAAAGAAGATAATAAATTAGATAAGTTAGTAGAAGTATATGGTAAAGTTAGAGACGAATTAAATGATAAGTATACAGAACAAAATAATAGTGGTGTTATTAGTGATAAACAGAAAGCGAATTTTACAGATATAGAAGAAGTGGATAAAATGTTAAATACTATGGAGAATGAAATGAGAGATATGAAATTAAAGAAGAAAAAAGAATTAAGTAAAAAAGAGAAAGCATTACTACAAGTATATACAATCTTTTCTATCTATAGAAAATTACCTATGAGAAATGATCTCGCTGGTATGTCTACAATAACTAAAAGAGCTTATAATAAATTAGGTGAAAAAGAAAAGAAAGAAAATAATTATTTAGTTCTTGAAAAAGGTAATATGTTTTTTGTATTGAATAAATATAAGACTGCGAGAAAATATGAAGAGTTGAGAATTGATATAGATAAAGATTTACAGAAACTATTAAGATATTATCTCAAGGTAAATGGTATGGGAGTTTTATTTAAAACTTCTACTGGTAATCCATTAACTCGAAATGCATTAACACAATTATTAATTAAGACAAGTAAGAAGTATATGGGTAAAGCCATTAGTACAACTATGTTAAGAAAGATTTATCTATCTAGTAAATATGGAGACATGAAAGAAGAATTAGAAAAAGATAATAAAGTAATGGGACATTCTAAAGCGGTCGCACTAAATAGTTATGTAAAAAAAGAAGAAGAATAATTATTTCTTTCTCCCCATAATTAATATACCATTTTCATTATCTTCTTGAATAACATTTAATTTCATTAATGCGAGAAAAGAATTTAAAAAACATATATGATCGTCTGTGCATATTTTCTCCTTATTCTTTTTTTTATTATATATAAGTTCACAAAATATTTTATAATATTTTATTTGTTGTTTAAGAGATCTATTAACTCTTAATGATTGTTCGATTAATTCTATACCTTGATTATTATAACCTTCAATCATTTCTGTATTATGTAAAGGAAATGAACTGATAAATAAATTTTTATAAAATATATTGTATGAACCTTCTTTACCTTGTCTAATCATTTTGTTTATATGTATATATATATAAAATATATCTTTTATATATATATAATCTTAAATTATACATAAAATATCATAAAAAAAGGGTAATAATCTAATATTATACTGTTTTTACTATATAAAGAAGTATTAATTTTAAAATTAATGTCTCTTTTAAGTGCTAAATAGGTAAAATAATAGATTAATGGAGTATTTTTAATATAAAAGAGGTATAATAATAGATTATTTGTATAATAATAGATTAATCTTCTATTCTATTAACAGCGATCTCATATATTTCTGCATCTTTCTCAATACCTATAAAATTTCTATTCATATTTTTACATGCGACACCAGTAGAGCCAGAACCCATAGTAGCATCTAATACTGTATCCCCTTCTTTTGAATAATATTTAAATATCCACTCCATAAGTGCTACTGGTTTCTCTGTACTGTGTTTACCTCGTGTTGATTTAATTTCTAACATAGTTGTTGGTAATGGTGGATCATATCCCTTAACACCATTATTATAATAACTAAACTTTCCATAACATTCATTACCTTTATCCCCTAATGTTTGTCCTTCTGCTAATCCTTCTTTAACAACTGATACTGGTAATGGTGGATCATATATACTCTCTCCGTTTTTTTGTTGATTATTATGATAATGTATATTCTTTCCATAAGCGGTTTCATGTTTATCTTTTCTTACATCTTCTTTAACAACTGATACTGGTAATGGTGGATCATATTGACTGTGTTGTTTTTCTTTAACATAAGGTTTACCATCTTTATCCCATAATCTTCCATACATATCTGGTTTCTCTCCCATTGGGGTATTCGGTTTTAAAAACTTATGTTTATGTGAACTTAAATCATAAAAAGGTAATTTTTCATAAAATACATAAATCATTTCATGCTTTCTCATAGGCATCTTTTTAGCACTTAAGAAACCAGCTGGGGCGGATTTAACCCATACAATATCATAACGAAAAGGACATTTCTTCGGTGCAGATGTAATTAATTCTACACCGAACTTTGTAGTTGTTGTGAAAAAGATAGGTGTATTTAATTTCTTTACTCTCATTATTTCTTTCCAGAATTTATCTAAATCAATCTTACAATCCCATTTACAACTGGTTTGTCCGTAAGGTAAATCACAAAAAACTAAATCAATTGAATTATCTTCAATTGATTTCATTTCTTCTAAACAATCTCCATGTAATAAAATACTCATTTATATATACTATGTAGAAAAAAATATTATGAAAACTACCTTATTTTAATTTATGAAATCCATTCTCGTCCACTTCGAATTCATATGTTTCTTCATTTGATATTTCACTATCACTACTATAAGGTTCTGCATTTACAAATTCTTTAATCTCTTCTTTCATTTCATTATATCTTACAAAAAAATATAACATACTCTTTCTTAATTCTGGTTTATCTTCTAACAAATCCATTATTTTTTGTATATTATCTAAATGTTTATCTTGATCCATATTATCATATGCATATATTTTTTTTTTAATGTTTTTTCATTTCATTTATAAAAGACGCTTCGTCTTTTAGATCCTTATGTATTTCTCTCCATTTCTTTTTAGCAGTTTGAATAGTAGAACCACGAGCTATTAACTGAAGCATAAAATCCACACCTATATCTAATGGTGGGTTCATTTCTGCGAATTCGTTTAACTCTTCTAACTCGTCGTCTTCTAAATCACATTCTAACCATTCGAAAGGTGGATCTTCTACTTTTTGTTTTCTCTTTACTACACCTTTACTTGTTGTATATTCTACATAATCTTTTTCTGGTTCTGGTTCTGGTGCTGGTTCAACAACTTCTTTCTTAACTTTCTTTTTAGGCATTTATAATTATAGACAATATTTTATTTATAATTATTTATTTTAAAATAAAATTAATTTTGTAGACACTTTTTTAGTATAATCACTAAAATATTCTAAATTAGTGTCTACTATTTTTTAATAGACTTTAATATTTCTTCTGTAATACCTATGGGTAATTCTTTTGCTCTTTGAACCTTATATATAACTCCACTATTTTCATTTAATAATGCATATGAACCGTCTGGGTCATGAATACTTGTAGTAATATCACTTAATCTTGTTTGTTTAGTTATAGTAAAATCAATATCGCTTGGTGTACCGAAATAATAATCTCCTTCTGCACCATATCTATCAACAACGGCGATTATAGGCATTTGAATACCACTATCTTTACCACCTAGATATTTAGTTTGTGAAATAATATCACTTCTTATAGTATAAAATGGATTTAACATAGATTTAGGTAAATTTTTACCAGAGATTAAAACTGATTGAGTTTCTTGAGCTATAAATGGATATAAATTAATACCGCCATCTAATTTTGAGGCTTGATTACCTTGATAACTTCTTACAGACATAGGTAAAGGTATTTGTGTAGTAAATTGACTTGCCCCATATTCATTACTAATAAATGATTTAGTATCACTAACTTCTACCTCACAGTTAGTCGTAGGATATTTTAAATCTAATAAATTTTCAGCACCTACTCGATAGTTTAATACATTTGTAGGTTTGGCTTCTGCGTTAAATTGTTCGTATGAAAATCCTAAAATACCCCAGAAACTTTTATCCCATTCTAATTCATTTACTCCACTATCTAATATGTATACACCGCTGTTCTGGTCAAATATTTTAAAGGGTTCAATATTTCTATTTGCTTCTGCTATGGGTCTTATATTCTCGTCTGATGGTGGTACTTTAGGATATACATACATTAAATCTTTATCTAATACATATGGTAGAAATGTAGGTGAATAACCGAAAGGTGTAATTCTGGGATTAATCTTATAACAGACTTTAGAAGCGTCGTCATTAATAGGTATTGGTTGTGCGTCTGGTGGAGCTTTTAGACCTATTGGATCTCCAGCATTAAAAGTATTACCTACATTATTAGCGGTATGAAATTGACCTAACTGAAATCTATTTGATACACTATCATAATTAAATAATGGATTATTTGCTCCTATATATGTTTGAGTAGCATATTGCATAATATCTTCATAATCAGTTTCTACTGTTGCGTCGCCACCGAAAGCTAATAAATTTCTTCTATATGCTGGTCTAAAATCTGCTGGTGTAATCGCATTTCCAGAAGGAGCAGTCGGTAATACAGAACCTTCAAAACTTTCATACATGTAAGCAGAATAAGGTATAATCATAGCAGTTGAGTAAGCTGTGCTACACCAGTCAAATCCTATCCTTCTACCAGCTTTAATAGTATTACCCACTTCTTTAAAGAAATTCGAGGATATACCTA